GGTCTGGGGAAATAACAACTGCCAGCAAGCGCTGATAACTCAACGTAAACGCCGGGCCGTGGGGTGAGGGCATGGGGGAATTTAGAGGGGTTCCAGGCTGCCGTCCTGGTACACATTCTCCGTGACGGTGATGTATCGCCCCTGCGAATAGAACTCGATCCGCTGCCCACGCCACATGCGCTTGAAGCCACGCTGCGGGGCGGCAGTGCCCCAGATGTGCAGGCCGCGCCCAGACGGCGAGACCTCGACGTAGGAGCCTTCGTAGTACGCGAGAAGAGCGCGGGCGGCCTCGTTGGGGATGCCGTGCTCATCGAGGCACCCATCGAGGTCGATGCAGCCGATGCCGTCCCCGAGGACGAATCCCAGGGGAGCGCCGGTCGCGCTCGCGGCCGCGTGGGTGCTCCATGTGCTCGGGTCTGTAACGGAGGCCCAGCGGCCGGTACGCGAGCACAGCGGGCGTTTGTGGACGTGGTTAACCCATCGGGGGCGGCTGGTGAGCTCGACGGGCAGGCCTCGTGGGGCTTGCGTCTGTGCGGCGCGGTGGTGTGCGACTCTGCATCGGGTCGAGCAAAAGCGCGCGTCGGTGCGCGCCCAGTGTTTGAGCGGAGTCGAGCAGTGTTCGCATGTCCTCACGTCTCCTATTGTAACGGATAATATGTTGATATTCTGCGGATTGGGGGGTGGTTATGGCTGGTCGTGGCCCCGCGCCGAAGCCGAAGGGCTCGCGAGCTCGCCGGAATAAGGACCCTCAAATCCTGCGTATCATCACGGCGCAGCCGGTCGAGCAGCCGTCGCTGCCGGTCATTGAGCACGTGGTACTCGACGAGAATGGCAAGCCGAGGAAGAAGCGGTTCACGTGGCCGACGGTGACTCGCCGGTGGTGGAAGATGTGGGGGGAGTCCCCGCTCAGCGCGGAGTACACGGAGACTGACTGGTCTTTCTTGCTCGATACCGCTTACCTGCATGCCCTGTATTGGAAGGGTGATTATCGTGTGGCCGGCGAGCTCAGGCTTCGCGTCGCGAAGTTCGGGGCCACGCCCGAGGACCGTGCCAGGCTCCGGATTCAGTTCGCGGTGGCCGATAACCTCGAAGACGACGCCGACAGCGCCATTGATGATGTGGCGCCCGTTTCTGCGCGTGCGCGCAGACGGCAGAAGAAGCTGAGGGCGGTGTAGCGTGCCCTGGCAACCGATCGACGAGGACGACGAGTTCCCGACGCTCGGATACGACGTTGCGGACTGGATGATGGAGTTTCTCCTCATGCCGGATCGTGACGATGAGAGCGAGGAGCACATCCCGTTCGTGCCGACGCAGGAGCAGATTGAGTTCCTCGCGAGGCTGTATGAGCTGGACCCGGACACGGGCCGTCGCGTCAAGCAACGCGCGGTGCTCTCGCGTCCGCGTGGTTGGGGTAAAAGCCCGTTTCTCGCAGCGATCTGCTGCGCAGAAGCAATGGGGCCCGTGCTGTGCGACGGGTGGGACTCGGACGGACAGCCGGTCGGGGTGCCGTGGTCGACGCGGCGTACCCCTATCGTGCAGGTCACGGCGACAACGGATGACCAGACGGCGAACACTTGGGACCCGTTGCTCGAAATGCTGCGCGGTTCTCCGGCTGAATCGGAGTACGGCCTCGACCCGATGGACAGCTTCGTCGCTCTGCGTCGCGGCCGCATCGAGAAACGAACGTCGTCCGCGACATCCGTCAAAGGTGCGAAAGCTGTCATGGCCGTCATGGACCAGACGGAGACGTGGCTGCCGTCGAACGGCGGCCCGAAGCTGGCGAAGACACTGCGTGCGAACGCGGACAAGCTCCGCGGTTTGACGATCGAGACCCCCAACGCCTACACGATCGGTGAGCGCTCGGTCGCGGAGACGACAGCGCGATTCTATGAGCTGATCAAGGCTGGCAAGGCCAAGCCGGAAGCTGCTCGGGGCTTGTACTACGACCACCGTGAGGCACCGCTGGACACCGACATCTCGGACCGTGAATCGCTCATCAACGGTCTGCGCATCGCCTACGGAGACTCGGCAGCCGACCCCAGGGGATGCGCGATCCATGAGCCCGAGTGCGAACCCGGCTGGGTGGACCTCGAACGCATTGCGGATAGCTTCTGGCACCCGGATAATGACCCGGCTGACATGTGCGCCAACTTCCTCAACCAGATCAACAGCGCGTCCGACGCTTGGCTCACGATGCCGGAACTCCGCGCGATCGAAGACCACACGAAGCAGATCAGCTCCACCGAGCCGATCACGCTCGGCTTCGATGGCTCCGAAGGCCGGAAGATCGGCATAGCCGATGCCACGGTCCTGATCGGCTATTCGGTGACGCAACGGCACCTGTTCAAGGTTGGGATTTGGAGTCAGCCAGACGGCCCCGCAGGCGAAGGCTGGCAGCCGCCCCGCCTAGAAGTGGAGCAAACCGTCCGAGAGGCCTTCGAGCGATTCAATGTCGTGGGGTTCTACGCGGACCCGTCGGCTGGCTGGGCTCAGGATGTGAAGGGCTGGGAGGCGCGCTACTCGCGTCGTCTGCGCGCCAAGATCAGTGCGTCCGAGCCGATCAGGTACCCGCAGCGCAACGTCAGTAAGACCTGCGAGAACTTTGCGCAACTCTTGTCCGCGATCCACCAGGGCCTTATTACCTACGACGGTGACCCGACGATGACGGCGCACCTGCTCAACGCCCGCAAGTCGCCAAGGCAATCGGGGTACGTCCTTGTGAAGCCGGCGGACGATCAGGACTACTCGAAGATTGACGCCGCCTGGGGCGCCATGTTCGCCTACACGGCCGGACTCGACGCCGTCGGCAAGGGAGCAGCCAAGCAAACCAGCCGCCGCGCACCGAGGCGTCTCTACTAACACGCACTGGGGGAGGAGGCCCCACCTCATGACGAAAACGCCCGAGGAGTGGCTCGCCTACCTCACTGCAAAGATGGATAAGGAGCGTCCGCGAACGGACCTCCTGCGCTCCTACACCAACGGGTCATCCCCCTTGCCGGAGATGGGACCGAACCTCGCAAAGGCGTGGCTGAAGTTCCAGCGGCGTGCGCGCACCAACCCGGGCAAGCTCGTCGTGTCCGCGCTCGTGGATCGTCTCATCCCCAATGGGGTGACGGTCGGAGCCAGTGAGGACAGCCCTGCCGCGCAGGCAGCGGCGCGCATCTGGCGCGACAACCGCCTCAAGGTAGTCTTCGCAGACGCGATCTGGGACGCGGCCACCCTCGGCCACGGCTTCCTCCTGGTAACCCAGGACGAAGACGGCCGAGCATGCGTCACCTACGAGCGGCCTGAGCACATGTACGTCGAGCCGGACCCGGTCCGGCCCTGGCGCGCGCTCGCGGCCGTGAAGGTCTGGCGAGACCAGGCGGCCGGCCTCGACCACCTCGTGATGTGGACGCCAGGCCTGCGCATGTCCTACACGCGCTCGGCCTACGACAAGTCGCGGCAGCTGATCTCTCGCATCGCGGGGGACTGGCGTCTCGACCTCGGTGGCGTGCAGTCCTTCGAGGGAGCGCCCCCGGTTGTGGTCCTTGAGAACCGTTTCGGGATGGGCGAGTTCGAGCACGTGCTCGACCTGATCGACCGCATCAACTGGCAGACACTGCAGCGCCTGGTCATCATCAGCATGCAGGCCTTCCGACAGCGCGCACTCAAGTCTGCTGAGGGATCGGCGGGCCTGCCAGCTGAGGACGAGTCCGGGAACGCGATCGACTACCAGGCGATCTTCGAGCCCTCGCCTGCCGCTCTCTGGGAACTGCCCCCGGGCGTGGAAATCTGGGAGTCCTCCCAGACCCAGATCACCGAGATTCTCAACGCGACCAAGGACGACTGGCGCGAATTGGCAGCCGAGACCTCAACGCCCCTCTCGATCATGCTCCCGGACTCCGCAAACCAAAGCGCAGCGGGAGCTGAACAGCCGCAGAAGGCACTCCTCTCCAAGGCAGGCGACAGGATCGAGCGCTTCAAGCCCGCGCTCGCCTACCTCATCGTCAAGGCGCTCGCCGTCGAGGGGTACGTGCTAGGTGAGGCAGAGACCGTGGAGGTCCTGTTCGTTCCTCCGCATGCTGTCTCCCTCACGGAGAAATACGCTGCGGCCGTCCAGGCACGCAACGCTGGCGAGGCGCTCGAAACTATTCAGCGCAACATCCTCGGCTACAGCCCCGAACAGATCGCACAGGACAAGCAACGCCGTGCTGAGGAACAGATCGCGTTGGCGTTCGCGCTCCAAGACAAGCCGCAGCCGTAGCTGACAGATGAGGCGCAGCCTCCGGTCACGGGGGATCCGTCTGAACTGAAAACCAAGTTCGACGCACTCGGTACAGCGATCCGCGCGGGCGTCGCACCGCAGTCAGCGGCGCAGGTCGTTGGACTCGACGGAATCAAGTTCACCGGCGCAGTGCCCGTCGCTTTGCGTCTGCCTGAGACGCAGTCAGCCGACCTTGAGGAGAAATGAGCATGGCGGACCTGGACGCGCTCAACCGCCTCACTGAGGCGTATGACAGCCAGGTCCACGCAATCCGACAGCAGATCATGGCCTTCGGGCAGGCCTACTGGGACTCGCTCCCGCACTACAGGACCAGCGCCGTGGAGGACATGATCGAGGCGATCACCCCCAGAGTGATCGCGGGTCAGCTGCGCGTCGCTGACCTGACCCGCGCCTACCTCGCCCGCTGCGCGGTCGAGCTCGGCTGGAAGGTCGTCCTCCCGCCGATCGACCAGGACGAGATCATCGGCGCTCGCGGCGTCGACCCGCGCACCGTCTACCGGCGCCCAGCGGTCGACGTATACACCGCGCTCGCGGCTGGCAAGCCTCTGCCGCAGGCTGCGGCTGAGGGGCGGCTGCGGCTCACGCAGTTAATCGGTGGGGACATGCAGCTCGCGAAGGTGCATGCGTCTCGTCAGTCGATGCGGGGCTACCCGGCGGAGGGGCAGTTCTACCGGCGCGTGCTCACAGGGCGAGAGAATTGCGCCTTGTGCGTGGTCGCGTCGACGCAGCGCTATTACCGGGATGACTTGATGCCGATTCACCCGGGATGCGACTGTGGAGTGCAGCCTCTTCCTCCGGGTCTCGCAGTCAATCAGGTGATTGACGAGGACCTGCTCGAACAGGTTCACCAGATCACGGCGGACCGCCTCGGTGTCTCGGATAGGGGCGGACGTTCGCCGGATTACCGCAAGCTTCTAACGGTCAGTGAGCATGGGGAGTACGGGCCAACGTTGTCGTGGGCGCAGCCCAAGGCCAAGCCCAAGGCCACGGCGGGTGGGGCTAAGCCGCCTAAGCCTCCCAAGCCCCCGAAGAAGACCACAGCACAACCGCCGGACGACTCCGATCGTTTAAAGCGCCTGCTGAGTGTTCCTGCCGAAAAATGGCATCAGACGATTCAGTACGAGGGTGGGGACGTGACGGGGATTCCCGGAGAATTCCTGTATCCGGGGCATGGGGA